ATGTTATAACCAGTTTGGTTAGTATCATTAACCAAAATGTAAAGCTGGGTAATTGCTGGTAATGTAACTGCTAAGGTTTGTGTACGAGTGCTAGATTGCGCAATATATGTTTGAATAATTGGCGCGTATGCTGTTAAATTCAATGTGTTGCCAGTAATTGAATCTACGTCGTAAGTTGCTGCAGTGAAAGCCGCACTCGTTGGGGAAATCAAACCAACGGTAATAAAGCCACCAGCTGTAACATCTTTCATTAAAAATCCGGAATCTCCCGGATTAATGTTTACAGATTGTTGGCCATTGAGCGTATCTGGAGATGTTGGTGTGATTGCTAAAGTGCCAGTTCCATTGTTACGAAAACCAATGAACCAACCACTTGATAAAGACTCTGAAGATGGTAGTGTAAATGTTCCAGCGCCAGCGTTCCAAACAAACGTAGAGGCTCGGCTGCTGTCATTAATTGTTGGACTGGAAGTTACATCGACTAAGTTTTGTGTTGTTGCTAATTTGCCGTTAACGGTAGTTAAACCAGCGCCGGCTAATGTTGCTGCGTCTGCGTAGGATGTTCCTGCTGCAAATGTGACGTTGTTCCACGTGCCGGCTGTAGTGGAGTTATTAACCAGATAAAAATACTTGGATATACCAACAGGAACAGTAACACTAGCGCCCCCTTCAAAATCTGTGATAGTGAATGCATTCGCGCCCAAGTTTCGGAATAAAATATCCGCACCCAATGTACCTTGATCGCCTTCAGGCAACGAAATAACTAAACCAGTGGTAGAAGCAACACAGTCAATGATTCGCGCCGCGGGAGTTTGCCCTAGCTCTTGATTAACAGTAGACGGCCAGAATAGGGGTGTATTAGCACTAAAACCAAGCGCGTAATAGGATACATCCGTCTGTGTTACAACGGTTCCGGTAAAGGGCGATACGTAAACTGGTGTAGTCATATTTTAAGGTTCTTGAATAGTAGTGTTACGATCAATACGCCGAGAATTATCTTCTTTCTTGAGTGCTGCAAGCGCGTCGGTGTAGTATTGTTTCCAAACAGGCAATTTATCCAGTGCTTTCAAATAGCCCTGAGCCTGTAATAGGGCACCATAAAGCATTGCCTGTGGGGCAATAGCTGTCCATAAATTTTGTTGGTTAGAAGCGTCTAGTGGCTGGATTTCAGCATAATAGATAATCTCTACAGGGTATGAAGCATTAGGCGCTGGAGCAAAGTTCCAGTTACTAAAATCATAATCTGCGTAATACTGTGGTTGACCACCGGATGATTCTGAAAGATACTGCGCTACATAATCTTGGCTACGAAGCAAAATGGGTTGGCCATTAACTTTCATAGATACGGTTTTGCGCCAGCGGGCTGGTTTATTGAGTACGGTTTGATTGGCTGCTAGGTTTGTCTCAACAACAATTAACTGCAAATATGTTTTGAGTTCAGCAGCAATAGATGATTCAGCAAGCGCGATTAGATTTGGAATTTGCGCTAAGAAGTCAGCGTCATCTCGTTCCATGTAGTCGGCAATATTAGCGACTAAACTATCGTAGGTCATTACAACTGACATTTAATTACCTCGTATAGTAAGAATAGTTGGGTTGGAAATAAATTGGCGACTTATCACGATCTTCTTCGCTTGCTTGTAAGAATGCTTTTTGAGCTAATTGATCTAGATAACCAATTCGGGCCATATCAACACCCGGAATCTGCAAAGCCATACTATGTGACAATTGTCTTTGTACACAATTTAACCAACGATCTGGAACATAAATTTGATTAGTCAACGAGCCAACGTCTTGCATTTGGACTTCAACAATCAACTGAAACATTTGGAAGTCGTTGTTTGGCACTGGCCATAGATACATTGATGGCTCAATAGTACGGTCAAACCAGTACTGCAATGAACGGACAGATGGAAACTGTTTGTTTGGGAGATTCCAGTAATCGTCGCGGTTTAAGCGGGCTAGCGGAATTACTTGCTGGCTTGTGGAGAAAACAATTTGACGAATTGAGAATGTTGATGCAACAGTCTCTCTGAGGCGATAATAGAGATATGGTGGTGTTGTGCCAATGTTGTAATATTGCCACTGTTTGTCTGTCATAGTAATGGATGGGAATTGCTGTACTGTCGTCCAGTGAATTCCATCATTACTAACTTCATAGGCAAAGTTGTATGTTACTGTTTCGCCTGCGGGGGCGTAAGCATTAAAGCCAACATAGAACACCGGATTAGAACCAGAATACTCTAAGCCAAACCAGTTTTCGCCAACGGTTGATGTCGATACTAAATCAAGATTTTGAGCAAATACTGCTGGGGATTCTGGGTTATCCGCTGGCAAATATTGCGCAGCAGAAGAGTTGATGATATATACCCAGTTTGCTTCACGAACATCAATAACTGTCTTTGGGAGAACTAATTGTTGCTGAGCTGTCAAAGCACCGTACAATTGATTTTCCAACAACCACAGATTTACACCTAGGTTGGACAAGTTTTGTAAGTTGTAAAATAAGGCTTGTTTAGCAGCGCCAATTAATTCAGGCGTCATCTCTTCTGCTGTTTTACCAGCATCACGAAATGCGTATGAAATTAATTGATCGACATTGACTGTCGTATTACCCGTTGTACCTGAGTAGGCCATATTAGCGTCCTCTGCCGGATTTGCGCAAAGGCAATGACTTTTTGGCTGGACCTGCCTTTATAAATTCTTTTCCGACTTTCTTTGGAATCCCCAAAGTGCTTTTACCTGCAGCTGCAGCTCCCATAGCACCTTTTTGTTTTTCACTGACATACGGCATGGTCTGTCCTTTTCATTTTTTTAATTGCTTCGACCATTTCTCTTTTAGATTCCATCATATCTTGTGTTTGTTTTTTATTTGATGTACCCCAAAATTTTCGGAAATATAAACAAGCATCTATTTGGTCTGATTTAATAATTGTGTAAGGTCTAATTAATTCACAAAATGTTTTGGCGTTTTCGCCTTGCACATGCCAAGAATACCCTTGTCGCCAGTTAGCTTTACCCGTTGATTTTTTGTGCACTTTGCCACCAACGTTGCTTTCCAACCATTGCATAATTCGCCAATCAGTATTAGCAATTTCAACTTTAAATTGCCAGTTACTAAATTTACTTTGTTTTTTAAACTCATAAATTCCTACCGAACCTTCGCCATCAAAAAGGCCTGCTAAATACGCAAGCTCTTTTTCTTTCAAAAGAATGTTTATTGGTTCGGTTTTGTAAGGCATATTATTTACGTTTTACTTTACCGCCGCGCTTTTGAGCAGGTACCATTGAGCTTGTTGGGCCAACTGGGGCTGCGCCAGGGGCTGTAGGGGCCATAGGAGCTTGCATGGCTGGGGCTGGGGCTGCGCCAACATTAGAAGTAGCAGCATTCATTGGGTTTAATCCGCTTAGCTTGTCCATAATGAATTTTTTGGCTTTACGAGCTGGATTCATTACCATATTGCGTGTTGCAATATTGTCTTGTGTATCTAATGCGGCTTGTGCTGCGGCTGGATCTGTTTCGAAGCTAGGTCCGCCAGTGGCCATCTTTTTGATTTTGCCGCCAGATTTGTACTTATTAGGACCCCCTTTGGCGCCAGAGGAAGCATTCGCTTCTTTAGGGCCTTCTGATACCTTTTTAGCTTTAGAAGAACCGGCCGGGAGCTTGTTTGTTTTAGCTACGTCAGAACCTTTGAAATTTGGACGCTTGGTTGCTGCATTAGGAGCATCGGCTTTACCAGCTTTGATGTTCTTTACTTTTTCGATGTTGTCTAAATCGCCAGAAGATTTCTTAGCGCTGTACTCATTGTCTACGCTACCACCAGCTTTGTATTTCTTAACTGTGCCCATTGCTTTTTTAGCACGGCCGCCTTTTTTGAGGTTAGATAAGTCTGTCTTTTCGCCATCATGCAATTGAGCATCATGTATACCAAAGGCTTTTTTAACAATTTTTTTGTCTTGTTTAACATCAGCTTCTGGAATTTCTTTGCGGTCACGCTTTGTGAAGTTTTCTACTGAGCGCTGAATAGAACCACCTTCTTTAAAACAGGCGATTTGTTTGGGTAATTTTTTGAAGCCGTCCATGGTAAATCCTCGAGGTTTGGTTATAAAGTGGATTGATCAGATCCTTATATCTACTAATACGTCAAATTGGGCTAAATCGCCCTTAAAAACAGCTCGCGCTCTTTCTCTCTGCGGGGGCGCAAGACGGGTGGGGTGACCCAATGCATAAAGGCGTTTGCGGCGCCATTATAGTCATTTTGGTTTAGTTTAAAAACTACTTCTGAGTTTTTGAAATTAGCCTCACCAATATTGAAGCAAAGGGAGTATAGGGCGTCTTGTTGGTTTTGGTTGAGGGGTACCCGCACCGAACTCATTAGAGCGTCTCCACACCACCTTAAATCGTCTTTAAACAGGTCTTCTACCTGTTGATCTGTCAGTGTGGCGCTAAGCATCCATTTTTCATTGGGTTTGATTAAATGCCCCACGCCAATGGTCCAAAGACCTTTAGAGTCTTTATAGGCTTTGTGGCGTTTGCCCTCAAAGCCCGTAATAAATTCAAATGTTGATTCGGTGATTGCCACGATGTCTTGTTCCACTAACCGCACGAATTTAAAGTCCTGGAGGACTAAAATCAACGTGCATAGCCATATTACTAAAAATAGTCTGATGTTCATACCAGCTCCTTTCTTTTGCGCCATATACTAATACGCAAATTGGGGTTACTTGGCGTTTTCGTACGCCTGAAGATCGGTGAGCTGTTTTGCTACTTTGAGGTATTTTGCGTTGTTTTCTGCTGCGACGCTGAGGACGGTAGCAAGGTCAAGGGAGGTGGTGGCACCATCAGAGCCGCTGGGGCTTGAGGTTTGACCAGTTGCACTTGCGTTGTACAGCCGCACATAGCCATTAGTAATAGCACAAGAGCTATTGTCGTCAGGATGTACAGCCTTAGAAATTTGGCGTTGGAGACTGTTGTTTGTGGCGTTGAGCTTGTCGATTTGCTGTATGTAGGTTGCGACAATTTGGTCGCCTTTTCGTTGAATATCATTTACTTTTTGCTCCGCTTCAATGTTTGATTTCTCTATTTTAGCAACATAATAGTCTGATGTCCAGCTGTATGCCCCGTATCCAGCTATCACACCAGATAGGCCAGCTACAATGAGGTAGATATAAATACCACCAGCTAGGCTTGTTATGTTAGTTAGTAGGGTTTTCCACATTGTTGGTTTCCTTTGGCTCTGTGTCTTTTTTGAGCATTACGGCTGCTCCGTGTGCGCCAGCGATAATACCAATGGCTTCGGCAAAGTCTTTTAGCACAGGCATGTCACCATGAATCATTTCGTAGGTTGCGCCAATTAGCACTGCAAAAAAAGAGAGCATCCAAGACCAACGCGCTATGTCGTGTGTCTTGTTATCTGCTCCAGTTAGTAGGTCGTTTAGAACCTTTTGAATCATTTATGTTCGCGCAGTGAGTCTAGTTTGTCCTCAATGCGATGTACCGCTTTGAGAACTTCTTCCCAGCGATCTGCAAAGTCAGATTTGTGCATGTAGTTTTCTGCTAGATGGGCGCGCAGACCAGTTACATCATCTTTTAAGTCCTGAA